CGAAAATGTAATTAAACCTGTACATGGTAAGGATTATTTTGGTCAACGTGTTGCTGAAGAGATTCAGGAAGGTGTAAATTATGCAATTGCTGATGGTGGTTTTATTGAAGAACTTGAACCCGTCATTGAAAAAGTTGGAACAGAAAATGTTGTTATTGTTCAGCTGACAAGAGAAGGCCATGATTACTCTACTGATTCACGTAGATATTTTAATGGCAACTTAATTAAAGAGTTTACTATTGGGTTTGAGACACCAGTAGATAAAGCTTACGTATTAAAAGAAGAATTAAATTTAAAGACCTACAGAGTACATAATAACGGTTCTGTGCGTAATTTCCACAATATATTAACTGACATTTACAATGAATTAAAGGAAGATTATAACCTTGATAGAACTGAAGAACAAGCTGAAGGGAATACCGAAACCGAACATAATCAATCTTAAAGAATGTACAGACAGAGCTGAATGGACTCGAAATGAGTTTGCTCGGCTCGGCGTTGACGACATCCGTATACATTCCTACGAAAGATATAATGATAATTCGATTAAGTTTGTCGGAGACGAATTCGCATGTGAGACAACTACAAAAGGTGTCACTTCCTCACATATGCTGACCATCAAATGGTGGTATGAAAATACTGATGAAGAGTATGGTATTTTCTTTGAGGACGATTTAGATTACGAGACAGTACAACATTGGAACTTTACTCTTCTTGAATATATCGAGAAGTGTAATAATTGGGACTGGGGCGCATTGCATTTATGTAATGTATTTGAATATCCCTATGATGTAAACAACGAATACATTCCAATGATTCCTAGAAAAAGAGAATTATGGGACCATGGTTTGCAGGCTTACATCATGAAACGTGAATACGCAAAGAAAATTGTTGAATACTATTTTGATGATTTTGGAAATGGTAATATCCATTATCGTATGCCACTAGGAAGTCCAGTCACAACTGAGAATAATCTTTTACATGGATTTGGATTGGTGATTACATTCCCACTCTTCAATCACAACGTGAAAGATTTTCGCTCAAAGAATATATATTATTATAATGAACAAGCAAAATCTGCTTTTTACTCTTACGAATTTTTGGATAGTTGGTGGAGTATGAAAGGTACTGATTTAACACTTGAACAGATATTTGATAATGAACGTGAGTCACATAAAATTTATGGAGAATTAAAATGATGAATAAAATGGATAAGTATGATGCAATACAGGAAGTAATTGCAGACCTTAAAGCTAAAATTCCCGCACAAGCAGGTGGCCAATACTATACAGCAATTAGTGTATTGGAAGAAGAATTAAATATATTAAGACAGGAAATTCAAGCTCAGATTGAAACAGCTGTCGATGAAATTGGAGCAACTTTACAATGAGCGTAGTATATAAGGGCGAAGTAATCAACACAGAATTATCAAAAAATTCTAACGGTGGAACTGAAATGATGAGACAACGTCTCGTCAATAATGTTGATAAAGATTTCCTATCAAAGGTAGCAATTCACTTATCAAGACCTAGAGAATTATATGATGACGTGCCAAATATTCTTTGGTGTCACGACCTTGCGGTTGACCCAGAAAATAGAGTACTGAATGATGGTGGTTGGGAAAAATTTGACCATTTTGTTTTTGTGACATCTTGGCAAAGAGACCAGTACATCGTACGATTTGGTATTCCATATTCTAAATGTTCAGTCATTCATAACGCGATTGAAAAGGAATATGCTCCAGTACAAATGGCTACTGACAAGGTTCGTTTCATTTATCACACAACTCCGCATCGTGGTTTGGAATTATTAGTTCCTGTATTCGATGCACTATCTAAACAATTCGATAATATTCATTTAGATGTTTATTCTGGTTTTGGCATTTATGGTTGGGAAGATAGAGATGAAGCCTATAAAGGACTTTATAAAAACATTGAAGCTCATCCAAATATGACTTATCACGGTGTCAAAAGTAATGCTGAGGTATTGGCCGCTTTACAGGAAGCACATATTTTCCTATATCCAAACATTTGGCCAGAAACATCATGTATTGCACTAATCGAAGCTATTAAGAGCCAATGTATTTGTATCCACCCAAATTTTGCGGCCTTACCAGAAACAGCAGCAAACGCTACGGTGATGTATGATTACATCGAAGACCCACAAAAACATGCAAATTATGCGTTTGCGGTAGCTAGACAAATTCTGACTTCAATGCAGACTGACCCTAACTACTTTAATGGGTTTACCTATTCGGACAGATTTGCCCTTGCGCGAAATAATATTCCATCATTTGTAAATATGTGGAATGCTGTCATAAGGAATGTACTAGACAATGTCGAAAAAGCCGGATAATGTAGTTAATTTTCCAAAAATTCATTTAGACAAACCTCCTTTAAGTCCAAAAGATGTGCAGGAAAGATTACTTGCGTATAAGGAAAGTTATTCATCTGAATTAGCTCAAATCATTTGGGAGAATGTTTTAGGTGAGATGGATAGAGCTGGATGTAATTTTGATGATAATATTGACAAATATTTTCCGAATATGATTTTAGTTTTCGAGGCCATTAAATCGCTACACTTACTCTCTATGGACGTAGAACATCCGCTACATGCGTTTGCTCGTGAAAATGTGTTATCACATACAACAGATGATGGAGAGTTAGTGACAGGTGGTTTTAAAAGAAATATTGAAGAAAGTGTTGACATTGACCCAGAAATGGATTAAAATATACAAAATAAACTTTGGATTTAAATTATGATATTAGTTGATTATAACCAGGTAATGCTGGCAAGCCTATTTGCAAGTATTGGAAATCACACAAATGTGGACCTAGATGAAAATCTAATTCGCCACATGTTCTTAAATAGTATTCGCTATAACAGGAAAAAATTCTCTAATGATTATGGAGAAATTGTTATCTGTGTTGATAATATGAATGTATGGCGTAGAGATTATTTTCCTTACTACAAGGCAAATCGTAAAAAGAACAGAGATGACTCAGAATTGGATTGGTCAAAATTATTTGATGTGATTCATAAAATCAGAGCAGAGCTCGAGGAATTTTTCCCATATAAGGTCATTAATGTAGAACGTTGTGAGGCTGATGATATTATCGCGACAATTGTTCATGAACATGGTATGGACCTTAATGTTGGTGGAGAAAAGATCTTGATTCTTTCTGGAGATAAGGACTTTATTCAGTTGCACACATACGCAAATGTCGACCAATATAACCCAGTTCTCAAACGCTGGATTAGGAACGATAACCCGAATAAATATTTACAAGAACATATTCTGAAAGGTGATGTTGGTGACGGTGTACCAAATGTCTTAAGTTCTGATAATTGTTTGGCGATTGGACAACGACAAAGTCCAATGACAAAAAAGAGAATGCTAACTCTTACAGAACAACCTGACAACATGGACGAAGAAACCAGACTCAGATTTAATCGTAATAAACAAATGATTGATTTGACAATGATTCCACAAGAATACAAAGATATCATTATTTCAGAATTTAATAAAGAGAAAGAAGTTGGACGTGAAATGTTGTTCAATTATTTCGTAAAAAACAAATGATTGATTTGACAATGATTCCACAAGAATACAAAGATATCATTATTTCAGAATTTAATAAAGAGAAAGAAGTTGGACGTGAAATGTTGTTCAACTATTTCGTAAAAAACAAATTGAAACATTTGATAACAGATATACAGGATTTTTAGTATGGCTTTAAAATTATCAATGTCGGATATTCTAAATGAAACCGGCAAACTTAAATCGAAAAAAGAAAAGGTTGCATTTTTACAAGAGAATGACAATCCAGCCTTTCGCACAGTATTAAGACTTATCTATGATAAAGAGATTGAGTTTCTAATACCAGACACAGCCCCACCTTGGAAGAAAAATAACTTACCAGATGCTAACACAATGCTTTATAGAGAAGCAAGGCGTCTGAAAATCTTCATTAAGGGCGGTGGATATGACAATTTAAATCAAATTAAACGAGAATCATTATTCATTTCTTTATTGGAAGATATTGAAGATACTGATGCTGAACTTCTCTCGAATAATATGATATCACATACACCAGTCAAAGGTGTCACTCTCAAAACAGTTGAGGAAGCATTTCCTAACTTATTCACAACTCCTATGGACATGAGATAAGGAATTAATTATGGCCAAGAGATTTAGGGACTTCCCTGAGTCTGAATGGGAAGATCTTAAAACACAGGATCGCCGTAAAAGAGAACAGAGAAACAAAAACAGAAAATCCAATCGAAAAAAGCGTATTAAAGAAAAATACGGTCACTAAACGGTTGACATTTGCTTCTATTGTGTTATAATATAACATGATGGAAAAAGGAAACAAAATGACAGATATTAGAAGTGATAAGGTAATACTTGTTGATTGCGACGGTGTATTACTAGATTGGAAATATGGATTTTACAAGTGGATGCTTGACCACGGATACAAAATTGTGGAACAAAACAGATATGAAGTTTCGGAAACATTTGGTATTCCAAAGGAAAAAGGCAAAGAACTTGTTCAAAACTTTAATGAATCAGCAGCGATTGGTTATTTACCAGCTCTAAGAGACGCAGTCAAATATGTTAAAAAGATAAATGAGGAAGGTGGATATGTGTTCCATTGTATTACTTCATTATCAACCGACCCTTACGCGGGTAAATTGAGAAAGAAGAACCTCGAAAAATTATTTGGTAAAAATGTATTTGAAAAGCTCGTTTGTTTGGAGTGTGGAGCTGACAAGGACGACGCTCTATTACCTTATAAGGATAGTGGGTGTATCTGGGTCGAAGATAAACCAGAAAACGCTATGGTAGGTGATACACTCGGCCTTAAATCAGTGCTGATTAGACATGACTTTAACAAAGATTTCGTACATAACAATATAGAAAAAGTTTCGTCTTGGAAGGAAATCTACGATATGGTCTTATAAATAAAACTATGACAGCTTGGATATTTAATTAATGCCAACATACGAATTTCAGGACACCAACACTGGTGAGATCTTCGAGAAAATCCTTAAAATCTCGGAGAGAGAAAAATACCTACAAGATAATCCCCACATTAAACAAAGAATTTCTAGCGGACAAACTGTGATTGAGTCTGCGCGCCTCGGTCGTATGAAACCTGACCAAGGATTTCGTGATTTGCTTTCGTCAATGAAAAACAATAAAGCTTATACAGGAAACAAGATTAACGACTGGAAATAGGAATAATCTGGCGTTAATCATTAAGGAGGTTGACACATGCCAAAAAGTCGTATATCACAGAAAGAGAGAAGAAGATTGCAAAGGGAATCGAAAGGAATTCAAAATTCCAAATTTACTATGAAACCTATTAAACCAATCACTATTACTCAAGAAGATATGTTCGATTCATACCAGGCTGGATACAATATCGCCGCAATAGGAACGGCAGGCACAGGAAAAACAATGTGTGCCTTATACATGGGTCTTAAAGATATTCTACAAACTGAATATTATGACCAAATGATAATTGTTCGTTCCGCAGTACAAACAAGAGAGCAAGGATTTATGCCAGGGTCACAAGCCCAAAAAGAAGCGGTGTATTCAGTACCTTATGCAGATATCGTAAACAATTTATTTGGCCGAGGAGATGCTTGGGAGATAATGAAGCAAAAACGCCAAATTAAATTTATGACATCTTCTTTTGTTCGAGGACTTACATTCGATAATTCTATTATTGTAGTAGATGAATGTCAGTCAATGACATATCACGAGTTAGACAGTATTATTACTCGTGTAGGTGAATCTTCTAGAATCATATTCTGTGGAGACACACGACAAGATGATTTAAACAACTCTCGTAATAGAAACGATGTGAGTGGATTAGGTAGTTTTATCAATGTACTCAATCGTATTCCTTCATTTAGAGTTATTAACTTTGGAGTCGAGGATATTGTTCGCTCAGGCCTCGTAAGGGAATATATTATTGCGAAAGACAAATATGAAACTAATAGGAACGTAGTTCACACTGCATTTGCAGTAGCTTAGAGGAGAACTGGAAGGACCGGGTTCGCTCGGTCCTTTTTTTCTAATTGGATATATAGTATTATGACACAGGAAATACAAAATTACAAATTAAATTGGTTGAGAGGAGCCTGTTTTCGAGTCGAAGTAAAAGACCTTTCAGATGCTGATAAGGCAAAAGAATGGTTATCCTCAAACGTCGACGAGAAATCATATGAATCTTCAATCAATCCACAAGAAGGTGTACACACATTCTTCTTTGAACTAGCTCAAGATGCCAGTCGACTTAGAGAAGAGCTCTATGGCGATAATAGGACCATTGACGTAAGCTAGTTTTTTATTACACACAGGATTTATTATGTTTACCCACCATGACCATGGTATTGAATTACCGCATATCACAAGAAAAACAACAGAACAAGGCCGTAGGTATTTTACCCCTACTGGAGAAGCTTATCCATCAGTCACTACTGTATTAGGTATTCTCAGTAGAGCAAGTATTGCCGCATGGCGTAAACGAGTTGGAGAGGCAGAGGCAAACCGGATTAGTGGCCAAGCCGCAAGACGAGGAACAGCTGTTCATAAAATTTGTGAAAATTACATAGATAATAAAGAAGACTATGCTGAAGGTCAACAACCATCAAATATGTTCATGTTTAATACAATGAAAGCGGTACTTGATAAAAAGATAAATAATATATGGTTCCAGGAGGCTTTCCTTTATAGTGATGAACTGGAAACAGCTGGTCAAGTAGATTGTATTGCCGAATATGATGGTAAACTTTCTATTATTGACTTTAAAACTTCGCGTAAACTAAAGAAAGAAGAGTTTATCCAGAATTATTTTATGCAGGTTTCATTTTATGCAAAGGCCTTCGAGGAAAGAACTGGTATACCGGTTGACCAAGGTGTTGTCTTGATAGGTGTAGATGATTCTGAACCACAAGAATTTATTATTGATACTTCAGAATATTTGGACCATTTCAAGGCTGTAAGGGAAAAATATAAAGAATTATATGAACAAAAAACGGTACATAATAGTTGATGAAAAGATGGGTGTGTTTTTAGGAACATACGATGCACATCAGCTGGGTATCGAAAACGACCATAGAATGTATGCGTGTTTTGCAGAAAATAATCCTTTTGGTTTAACAACTGCATGTTCATTTAAATCTTCTAGAGCGGCACAACATTATATTAAAGACATGTTTCCTTTAAAGAAACATAGAGATTTAGGTGTATTGCCAGTAGACACGGATTCAGAATTTCCTTCAGTTGTGGAAATGGTAAAGGCTGGTTATGCCGACCATTGTCATGATATGTTGGAAGTAATGTTTGAGGAAGGACCTCAAACAATTCATTAATAGGGGTTGACTTTTAAAGTCGATCGTGTTAGAATACGAAATATGAAAAATTCAAAAAAACTTATA